AAAGTAAAGTTAGTTAAACTAAAACCAAAGTCATTGTTAAATATTGAAAGCTCGTCAGTGTGTTTTAAGTANCCGTTAAATATCTGATAGTTTTCTGATACTTCAAATTCAACTTGCGGTGTAACTACTTCACCACTTGCGTCTGTGTATTGTGTTTTAAATTGAATAGTTAGCCATCTAGCAGCTTTTTTATTTCTTGAATATTTATCTATCAAATGAATTGGATGAGGTGTGTTATCAGTTGTACTTACTCCTTTATACTCACTAAAGTTGTAAGCCATATTATCAGCACTTACATAATTCTCAACCACTTGCTTTAAATCAAATATACCTACTCCTGCATTGTTTGGTGTAGTTTTAAATGTAGCTGTAGGAACTGAAGTTGTAGTTGGTGTAACAGGTATTGTATCACTTATATACACGTCAGCAATAAACCTAAAATTTGTAAATAAAGGATTGCTTAATATTGTACTATTTGATACCACAAAGATGACTTCTTGCCCTACAGGAAGTTCATTGTATAAAGGTGCTTGTGCTATTTGTGTTGCCATTATGCTATTTTTTGTTGTCTTAAACTATTTAATATGTCTTCTTTTATTGCTTCTCCAAACTTGTTACCAAACTCTTTCATACCTAACATTAAAGGTTTCTGAAAAAAACTTATGCCCTGTATTCCTTTTTTACCAATACTTCTAGCAATTGCAAACTTTATACTTTTCCTAGACATAAACTTTCCTTCTTTATCTCTTGGAGCTATCCCTTTTTTTACTATCCACTTATCAAGTGCTTTAGTAGGTGGTTGTGAGTGTCCTTTTGCTTTTCTATACCCAAATGGACTTTTAAGAGTTTTACCTTTGTAATCTTTAAAGCTTCTTGTAACTTCTGTTCCTGATACCCCTTTGTCTACATACTTACCATAGCTATCCATAAAGAATTGTACACTAAAACCATCAGCATCAGTAATAACTTTAAAGCTCAAAGACTTTTCTAAATTAGTACCACCTCCTTTTGATTTCTGTAAGTTTCCTTTAGCTCTATTGACTACTTGTTTCCCAAAGCTATTAAGGTATCTTTCAAGAGCTTCTGTCTTCATTATATTAGTGCTGCAAAGACTTCTACTTGTACATCAGTTGATGCTGCAGGTCTTATCTCTACAGTAACTAAATCTTGTAATGTAGGAAAAGCAGGAGTATCATCTTCTTCAGCTATCATTGCTTCTTCAGCTTGGAATAAGATATGAGAACCCCCTGCTCTTACTGTTACTTGGTAATTAGTCGCTGAAGTTACAAAAGCTACTTTCATATCTTGGTCATCACTTAAATTAGTAACTCTAAAGTATTTACAGTTCTCTACATCTAAAGCACCATCTGCTCCATAAGGAGTTGAATTAAATACTGCTACTGTTGTAGTCTGTGAATGAGTACAAGTTAAAATTCTTTCAAATACATCTACTATTCCTGTAGTTGTTAAAGTGTTTGAAGAACCTCTGACTGAGCCGTTCAATACGACATTCTCTGTAATTGTTGTTGTTAAATCTGCCATTTTATAATTTTATTGTTATTTTAAATTTCTTCCATCCTATTTGAACTATTAGTCTTCCTATCTTAAATTTTATCATTAGTAACCCGCACCGATATCTTCAACAGGAATAGTACAAGTCTGAAAATCGTTCTGAACTAATACGCCTAAGTTAAATACATATCCACAACATAAGTTATCAAATCTTTCCTGAAACGGTTCTATTGTGAATTGGTCTTGCGTAAAATACATAGGTTCGTTAATATCATCTACTTTGTGTAAAGATTGTCTAGAGCTATGTCTTAACATTCCTATAATATCTGTACAAATAGCTAAGGTCTGATTAAATACTTCTTGCTCGTTATTCTCTCTATCTACAAGCTTAGTAAGTTTTAGATGTTGTTGAGTTTGCCAATCTGACTTTTCGCCTACCATATCCATAATAAAGACTTGAAAGTTATAAGTCAATTGACTGTCGCCTGTCACTACTGAAGTAGGATTTATGTGCATTAGTGGAAACTTCTCCATCTTCTCAAGATTGAGGTCATAAATGTCTCCAACTGAAGTTGTGCTTATTTGAAAGTGATACTCGCCAAGTCTTAGCAAAGTGTTTACTACATTATTATAACTCTTATTGTTCACTGCCATGTTTTACTTTATTTTGTGAGTTTAAATCTGTTTCATAACTTAACCAAGTCAAGCACTCTAACAGTCCTAAATTCGTTATTCTCTCTAAGTTTACTATCTCACCATTTGTCAATCTATACATCACTCCAAACCACCCCCATTTCTCTGCAAAGCTTTCTGTTGCTATTGCGTCTTCATTTCCATCAGCACTTCCGTCAAACACGATTGCAAAGTCTTGGATAATTCTGTCACGAAAGCGTAAAAAAAAACCAATGCACTTTGCACTTGTTCTGCTGACATCTTTTTCATTTCTTCTGCCCTAAGCCGTATATTACCATCATAAGCGTCAATAATATATATATCATTCTTCTTTTCTTTAATCGGTCTATACAATATAGCCATCAACTCAGGCAAATGTGTCTCAACTCCATTCTTGATAAAAGTTTCTATGTCAGCATACTCACCTAATGTAATACTATCTAAGTCAGGATGAAAACCATACTCTATTCCTTCTATTTCAATTATCCTTTTTAAAGAACTGTTTTGCTTATACTGTAACTCAGCAAGCTTGCTCATTATTAGAGCTACATTTTTTAAGTCTAATTCCCTTATCAACTTCTTAGGAATATCAGACAGCATAGCTATTGTTTCTTCTGCTTCTTTTGTCTTGCTACCATCTTGAAACTCAATAAGTTTAAGCCACTTCTCCAATGTTACATCTTCCCAACTGCTTATTAACTTGAACTTCTTTTCTTTTCCTTCCTTCTTGATTTTTACTTTCATCTAATATATAATAGAAATTAATTGATTTTAGTTTACTGTACGTAATACTTCCCTGCGTTAGGGTTATCTAAGTGATAAATAACATTGTATCTTATTCCGTCTATTGCGTGGTTGTAGTTATCTACGTAAAGCTTAGAACCTTTGTCAGCGTATATGTAATTGTTTAATTCTTTAGCTATGTTCGTACTCTCAGGAGTTATGATAAGTTCATAATCTTGCATACGAGTTATACCACTTTCAATAGTTCCTTTCTTTACAGGTTTGATGTTTACTCCTAAATGTCTAAGGTCTGCAATTAGTCTTGGCTCTGCACTATCGGCAATGATAAGCTTATTATCTACTTTGTCTAATATGATTTGAGCTAACTCATTTGACTTCAAGCCATTCTTGTATATATGTTCTTTTAAATATATCTTTCGTTTTCTTTTATCAATAGCAACTTCTGTAAGACTATCAGGATCTACACTAAAGCCAAAGTCCATACCGCAAGAAGTTTGTAAGCCGTCAGGATTAAATTCGCCAATACTCCAATTCTCAAATACTACTCCTTCTGCTTTGTCTAACCAACCTCCTAAGATTTTGTGCTGATACTTTTTAAAGTTCCTATGCTTTATAGTCTTAATACGCTCTAGGAAGCTCTGTGAGAGGTTTTTAATATTATCTAGGTAACTAGTATGTATATAGCATATATTGTCTTTAAACCCATTAAAACCGCCTTCAACTCCTTTGTCCTCAAAAAACCTTTTATATATCCAATGTTCTTTAGTAACAGGGTTTAATATTAATACTACTCTATTATGTATGTTCTTTTCTCTAATACTTAAATCAATAGTATCAAAGATATTCTCATCAACAAGTTCTTCAGCTTCATCAAGTACCCAAGTGCTTATTCCCTGTAATGACTTTAGACTAGCTGTTTGGTTTCCTGCTGAGGTTCTAATACCTCTAAATAGAATGTCTGATTGATTGCTTGTATTAACTACTTCTGCTTTATTTATGCTAAATACTTCATCAAATCCAAGTAGCCCTATCTTTTCTAAGAACTCAGGAATGATTGAAAGATGTGCTGAAGTCATTGTGTAACGAGTAAAGAGAATTCTTATTCCTTTAGTCATTGTAAGTAAAGTTAGAAAGACTGTTACTGCAAAAGACTTGCCCGAACCTCTACCGCCTGTGATTATAAAGTAACGAGCATCAGATGAAAATAATGGATTGTATTTCTTATTCAGTATCAGTTTCAACAAATGTTATCACAGGCATATTGATAGCTTTATCACCTGAAGTTATGTCTACTCTGTTTGTTTCGTTCCAACCTAACCTAGTCTTAGCTGCGTGTATTACAACTGAAGGCACTTTATCCTTTACACATTCATAATACTTTGACTTGATAAAGTCCTGTTGTATGTTTTCTATTTCTTCAACCTTAGCTGCAAATTCTTCATCTTCTTTTAGCCACTTATAAAAGTTTGTTCTTGATAAGTCGCAAGACTTTAAAGCAGTAGTTATTACTCCTAGTGAACTTTCTAAAGCTTTGAGTAATCTCTCTTTGTTAATCTTTGTTCTATTTTGTTCCATTTATTTTTTGTATTTTTCTTCTAATATTACAGGCGTAGCATTATTCCAAGTTATTCTATGATGTAACCTCATATGCTTATCACCCATTAATGATACCTTAACTGCTGAAGGTGTGTACATAACTGAATAAAAAGATTTTACATAAGTTCCTTTTGATAAATATATTTCTGTTAGACCTCCTTCATTTGATTGAGTTGTTTTTTGCTCTACTGATAATATGGGTAAAGTGAAAAATAAATCTCCTGTTGTAGCATTTTGCACATAAGTATTTACATCTTCATTTATTCTACCTACAAAGTTAAAAGGTCTGTCAGTTGAGCATAAAAAACTATTCATACATTTTCTTCTGAGCTTTGGGTTGCTAGCATAAGAATTTCCTGCTCCACCAATAAAATCTCCACCCTGAGCCATTGCAATAGTTTTAGCAGGAATACTTTTGTAATAATTTAACATTGCTTCAAATATATTATTTAAATTAAATATTCTTTTAGGCTTTGCCTTACTTGTTTTATAAATACGATAATGAAAGCTACCATAATCATCATCTAACACTAAGAAGTATTTTACACCTATTTTCTTAGCTAAATCAAAACAAGCATTTCTTGCATAGACAACTACCCTTTCATCATCAAAATTATCTCCTATATCAAATTTGTCCTTATAATCTTTTTTACTGAATACAATAACTTTGTCTTTATATAAGTTTTTATATACTTCTAATTCTTTATCATCATCTGAACATATAAAATATACTTCACCTGTATATCCTTGTTTTTTTAATGTTTCATAAGTTACAACTCTGTCTGACCTTCCATAAGTCAAAACAAATACTGCGAAATCTTTATTCTCCATATTCTTCTGAGTATAATTCTTGAACCTCTTTACTTAGCTTAACATATCCATTCTCAATAGCTTTATTAAAATCAATTATAACTAAAGCACTATCTTCCATTAACTCCTGAACTTCTTTATTTGAATGAGCATAGAAGTCTGCAATACTTTGATAATTAAATACTGTATGCCTGTAAGCAGCTTTTATTAAAAATTCTTTTTCTTCCTTTTCTATATTAGAAAGCCCTATCTTTTTTATTAGCTCTTTTACTTTATCTTCATTGTAAAGCTCTTCTTCTTTTGGTTTTTCATTTTTAGGTTCATAAGTAGGAGCTTCAATGTTCTTTGTGTAAACTTCTTCTTCTTCTTTTATATCATCTTCATTCTGCCATACATCTAAACCCCATTCAGCAAGTTGTACGCTATCCCATTCATTAGCTAACATATCCCACTCCCATTCTCCAAAACCTACATTGTCTTTAACTATAAATTCTTTCTTTTGTTCTTCAGTAAGTCCTTCAGCTACTTCTATCCATACTTCTTTAAGTCCTGCGTCTTTACTTGCCTTCAATCTCATATTACCGCCTAAGACAATCATTTCTTCATCAACTACAATTGGTCTGAGCTTTAACATTTCAGGAAATTCCTGTATTGACTTGACTAGCTTTTTAAACTTATCGTTTTTAATTATTCTAGGATTGTCAGGGTTTCCCTTTACTTTACTTATCTTAACTTGTTGTTTCATAATGTAGTGTCTTAGTATATAATAGAATTTTTGTTGATTTATTTAGTAGTCTTCATTTACTCCTCTTGTGCCTATTAGAGCTTCTTTTGCTCCTGCCCATAGTTTATCACCTCTTTTTTTTTTACTTAATGATGCTTCAGTTCTTTTAAGTGTTGGTATTCCCTCTGTTGGTTTGCTATCCATATACTTACCACATTCACAGAGTGCTTCTTTAGTTACCCATTTACCATCTCTTAGGACTATTGTAGCCTTTCCTATTTCCATTGTCTTACCACATTCGCAACTATATAGTGTCATTGTGTATTCTTTCTAATTCAAAGTGTAGATGGTTTATTGCTTTTCTAATATCTTCAACTCCTCCGTCATTATGTTTGTTCTTACTTCTCAAAAGGTAAGTTACTGCTGTTCCGATATTGTAAGTTAAATCAAAGTTGCTTACTACATCTTTAGCCATATAGCCGTTCTTTCCTTTATAATATTCAGGTATTTTATTATCTTTCATTTATTCTATCGTTTTCTAGTCCTCCTGTTAATGTTTCTACTTTATCAATTCTGTACTTTATCTTGTTGTTTCTTTTGGATCTAATCCTGCTTTCTATTATACTCATTAACGTAAGTACAAAAATTACAAATAATAAAAAGCACCCTATTAGTTTTAATGTCATCATTTGCTTAAAAGTTTTAAAAGTTGGTGCGGTGTGTATATTCTACTATCTCCATCATAATTATCATATATCATTGTAAAGTTATCATTCTCCCAAGTCCAAAGACTTTTGACATTCTTTTTAATGTGGTTTTTTAATATCCATTTAATTGTTTTGTAAGTTCTATTTGTATTCATAATATAGTTTTTTTATTCCATCAAAGCAGGTTGATATGCAAGAACCGCAATTCGTTCCTGTCTGATAGTTCGTGTTGTATATAGTGTTATAAGTTTCAATCATTCTCTTTTTAGCTGCTTGGTCTTTTGCTCTTCCTGTTTTCAAGTCTTTCCACATATCTAAAATTTCATCTACTATTTCTTGTGGCAAACTTTCAGGAGTTTCTATCTCAGTTGTCTTTTCCCATTTCTTTTGACTGCACCCCATTGTTGCAAGTCTTGCCTTTATCTTCATAAAACAGCCACAGTCTTTGCATGTTCCTGTAGGTTTAAAATAGTAAACACAACTCTTACAAATAGCTATTCTATCTTCATAGACTTCATTAGGTACAAAGAACTTATTCATATTATGATGGCCATATAACTACTAGGTTAATCATTCAATTCTTTTTTAAGTATATCTCTTACCTTATCTATTGTAGTAAATAAACTGTTTCTGCTTATTCCTGTCTTACTCGCTAGACTGTCTAAAGTTTCACCTGAGTAGTAAAGCTCAAATACTTTTTTATCATACCAAGTTTGCTTATCTAATACTTTATCTATTTCTTCTAGCTTAGTCCATTTGTATTCTTCTACAACTTCAGGCATATTATGCAGGTTCTTAGTATATGTACTAACATTTGTTTCGTATATATCCTGTATATGAGTGTAATATTTTTTATACTTATAATAAAAAGGACTTCTCTTACTTCTTAAACTTCTTCTTAATACTACTGCACCATATCTGATTAATCCTTCTTGTCCGTCTTTCTCCCAAATACCTTTTAGTGTTTCAGGGTTCATCTGTAAGTAGTAAAGCATAAGCTCCTGTACAGCGTCATTGATAGCTTCTTCATCTTGCGTAAGACCATAACACATTTCTCTAAACTTAGAACTAAGGTTTGATATTTCCTGATAGATTTTATTCATGCTCCACTTTTAAGTTATCAATCTTATTTGCAACCTCGTGTACTAATTCCTCTAAAATTACTTTATAGCTTCTGATAATGGTTGAGTTTCCTTTAGTTTCTACACCTGCTAAAAAACCATTTGTCGCTACTGATAAGTTGATAGGTATAATCATTAACCAATCATAAAAGTTGTTTCCTTTCGCTTTTGTTCCGTATTCATTATGATATTCTACAACAGTATCTACTACGTCTAAATAATTATTGTATTTTGATTTTGTGCTTACGTCTTTTGAGAACTCCTTACACATCATTAAATAGGTTTCAATTATGTTCTTGTGCTCCTCACTTGCGTAAATCGGATTTATCATACGCCAAACTTAGCAAAATAGTTTACTCAATTCCTTTTTCTTTTTTTAACTTATCAACAAG